ACTTGTACAGATCGTATGCTAGCCGTGCGTCTTGCTCTGCATACGGCCCCACAAACTGCGCAGGGAGCTTCCAAAGCTCACCCTTGGGGTCTACCCCGAACTCTACCGCAGCCTGCGTCAGGAGCTTCTCTGACTTCGCTAGGCCCAGATAGTCATAGGACAGGGCGTTCAAGCTGTAGCTAAAACGGTTTTCGTCTAGCAACGCAGCCATGATCATGGTGTCGATGATCGGGCCGTTTACCGGCACGTCGAGCGCCTTGAGCCAGCCTAAATCGTAGGGAGCGTTATGCATAATCTTTGGGCAGTCGGTCGCTAGCTGCTTCTTGAGCCAGCGCAGCACCTGCCCTTTGTCGAGGTTGCCCCCGCCAAGGTGCGCGATAGGGTAGTAGGCTTCAAAACCTTCTGTGGCGACGGCTATGCCAACAACGTCCCCATCTTTACGAGGCCAACCCGCCCCCATCTGCTTCAGGTTTGGGTCACGAGTCTCTAAGTCGATAGAGATTTCTTTGGCACCGGTCAGGTCTACCAGTTCAAAGGGTGCGGTCCATTCTGATTCGGTCGAAAAAAGTGGGAATTGCAATTTAGTTGCCTTCTGCATTTGTTTTCCTTGGATCATCACCCATGGCGAATCGGGTGTACCAGATCGATTTTTTTAAATCTTCCTGCGCATCGAACTTCTTACCTGCCCGCCACTGATATTTAAAGCTGGCTAGACGGCAGTAGGTCTGCACTGCCTCTGAGCCGAAAGCCGCGACCATGGCGTCGATGCATTCGATTTCAGCGTCAGCGTAGTGGGCCGGTGAGTTGACCATGTCGTTCATATTGCGTAGCTCCTGTAGAAGTTCTGAGGCTCTAGGGTATATAGATTCTGTCTGGTGCGGGTTACGGCCACATAGAAGACCCTGTGCATGGAGTCTGGGTCACTTTCCATGCTGGCTTCTGCGGCTGCGGTTATGTCGGTGAACAGGACGACGTTGTCTGCTTCACCACCTTTGGCACCGTGGATCGTGGACAGGCGTATGCGAGGCTCTGCCGACAGGTCCTCGCCTCGCTGCACTAGGGCGTTGATGTAAGCCACGTCCACGTCGGGCAGCTTGTCGAGTGCATCTCTCCAATCCATGTCTGGCGTAGCCAGCAACCCGTTAAAATCTTTGAGATCTTCGTAGGTAAACAATGCTTCTGGATCGCCTACGATCTTTTTATAGCCCCGAGCTACTCGCACGCCGTTGCCTGACATGAACGAGTACATGGCCTTGGCCGACTCAAAAGAGATCGGTTCGTTGTTTTGCATACAGTTCCACGCAGACAGCGCCACGCGTATCTTGTCCCGAACGCTGCGCACACCACCGCCGTACTCAAAGTAGTAGCCCTGACTTTTTAAAAATTGCTGCACAGGTGACAAAAAGTAGTTGGCTTGCGCTAAGAAGAGCCAAGAGCCGTGGTTCATGTCCAGCCCGCTGAAGTCAGTAAGCCGCTGTAGCTTGCCTTCGCTGGGCTTGGGCAAGTACTTCTTAGGGAACCGGCGCTTGATACGTGCGCAGATGCGCTCTGCGACGGCGTGAATGTTGGATGGGACGCGATAGCTCTGCTCTAAAACCTCGCTACCACCATCAAGGTTGATGAAGTGCTCAACGTCCGCCCCAGACCATTTGTAGATCGCTTGATCGTCGTCACCTGCGCAGTACATCCGCTCGGACTTGCCGTCAATTGCGTGGGCTATGTCCCACTGCAAGGGCGATAGATCCTGTGCCTCGTCAAGCATCGCTAGCTTGAACGTAGGGCATACAGTGGGCGCAGTCTTGGCAAAAAGCTCCAGCATGTCGGTGTAGTCGAAAAGACCGTGTGTCTTCTTGTACGCCTTCAGAGAACGTGCAACGTAGTCCACTTCTAGCCAAGGCTCATCTAGCCCGCTCCGGTTGTATTCATCTTTGAGAAGGTTTTTCTTCAGCCGTGCCAGTGTAATCAGGCGAAGCAGTGGCGTTTCTTTAGTCAGACTGTGATTAACGTCAGTGACGTAGTTTTGAGGGGCATTGCTTAGGTGGTCCATGGTGCCCTCCATAAGCTCTATGCCTGTCGCACGCTGTAGCTCTTGGTAGTGTAGGGCCGTCATCAACTGATCGTTTCGCAGTCCTGTCAGGTTGAATGCAAGACTGTGTAATGTGCGAAAGAATGGCAGATCGTTCTTAGGATCTAGCCCGAACCGCTTGGCAGCACGCTCTTTGGCCTCGTTTGCGGCTTTGCGGGTAAATGCAAAGAACGCGATGCGGCTAGGCGAAGTTCCTTTTGCTAACTCGTTTTCCACAAGATTGAGAAGGGTAGTTGTCTTGCCGGTGCCCGGAGGGCCAAAAATGCGTTGCATTGTAATCCTATGTGAAGTCGTAGTATTTCCGATCCTGCGTTTTGAGGGACCCCTCATTCGGCTTACGCTCTGCCACAGGCACTGAGATAGATATGCGCTTTGTCTTAGGTATCGCCCTGTGCATAAGTCCTTTCGGTATATAGAGCAGGTCGCCCACGGTAAGATCGAACGATGTGAAGTCGCCATCATCGTTCTCAAAACTGTTTGACACCTCCCAGCTAACTTCGCCTTGCGCATGAACCAAAAAGTTGTCGTCTTGATCGATATGGAAAGGAAACGTAGAAGCGTTGGGTCGGCCAGAGCAATAGAAATGTGCATCTGCTGCACCGCGATAATATCTTTCAACTGCGCCAGCAATTGCGCTTATTTTTGATGTAAGCAGTGACGCTTTTGTCAGGATCAGAGAGCCGCCCGCAGTCCATATCTCGTGCAAATATTTCTTGTCGTAGTAGTCCCTGCGGCACCAATTGGGCCTACTCTCACGCTCAAGGTTGCCCTTCTCCATGCACAGTTTTCTGCCATCAAGGGTAATCGCCTGCATCCCTGCGACTGCCCTGTCGTTGTTGATGTAGCTGCTGAATTGCTGCCAGTCGATTATGTTGTCGAACAGTTCTGTCCGCGCATCATTCCTTGGGAACACAACAAAGTTTTTGCTTCTGTGTTTTTCTTCAAACTCAACGACTGTCATGGGCGCAATCAGGTCTTCAAACTCAACACTGCTCAATGTAATACATCCTTTTCGGTTATTGTTACATCGTACTCCATGGCAAGATCGGCAAGATCTTTAGTGGGAAATACAAACACTGGGCTGGCTTTTCCCATGCGAGCCGAAATCACGTTGTAGTCCATCCACTCAATAGCGTCTTCTATAGACCAATCGTTTTTTTTCATCAAAACTTCCAAGCACTTACTGTAGTCATAGACCATTACGGGTGAGTCTATGTCAACGCACTCGCCCACACCCAAGAGAGCCTCTTCAAAATCTTCGAGAACTATCAAAAGTCTGCCTGCGGAGCGTTGTCGGGCTTCCAATCGTCTACTTTGCAATACCAACCGGTCTTGGGTGCTTTAGCCTGTAGAATGTCGATTCGGATTTCTTCCTCATGCTGCTGTTGCAGCCAATCAATGAGTTCTTGCCTGTTGATCAACAGAGCACCTTTAACAAACTCAGGGGCTTTCTGCCGTGGCTTAAAAACCCGCAGGCCCTCTGGAAATACTAGTCCTGTCATTTTTCCTCCTAGAAAGGTATGTCGTCTTCTTTACCGAACGAAGGCTCTGCCACACGTCCGGTCGGTTGTTCATGTGCGGGTATCTTCCACAAACGAATAACCTTGCCTTGTATACGAAGCTGAGTTGCTTCGCCGTTTACGTCACGCAGTCTCTGCGCGATCTGGTGCGTTTTGTACGCCTTGAAATTAGCTTTTACCAAGTGTGCCTCCAGATCCTTGAGCCGGAAGTACGTTTCTTTCTGATCTTCATCAGTCCATGGTCGCTTGAGCAAGATCTGTTCTTTCTCATCAGCGGCTTGATGCCCCGTGCAGAACTCTTCCAAGTGGTCTGCAAACTGCCCGTTAACGCTAACATCCTGACTTACTTCAATGACATGACCCTCCGTGTCACTCATTTCGTTCAGCAGAGCGTTGATACGCTGCTCCCACTGCGCTTTTTGCACTGTCCGAGGGAAAAAGTTCAACTGTTCCACGCAAGCTCGCTGAAACGCCGCTTGGTTCATCAAATCGTCTGTCCCTAGTTCCAAGGGCTGACCTTGAACGTCCAAGAACCACACGGGCGGAACACTGTTGTACTTGCGCAGGTTGGCGATTTGTACGCCAGAGACAGCAGCATCGATACCAAACTTACGCGTTTTGCATAGTTCAGGGTTACAGTACGCGTTGATTGGCGCGTCTTTACACTTGTAAGCATAATCTTTGCGCTCAAGCTGTTTAGCAACCGTGTTCACCTCGCCCAAGGGCAGCGGAGGGTGGATGAAGTTCATGTTGTGATTGAGTATCTCTGTTTCCCACGTATCGGGATACGCCTTGCGTAAGTAAACACCCACGTTGAACAGCCCGTTATTCCTAGCGCCTTCGCCTATCCCTTCCTTACACAGTATCTGTAAGCAAGGCGGGCCGTCTGGTATGGGTAGCGATTGATCTTGTTCAACGACTAAAGACAGAGCCTGCTCGTGCGTCTGCACGTTTTCTGCCACCAAGGCAAAGAATTGCTCCAACGTTGCCGCCGTGCCGTCGAGGTTGAAGGCATACCTCAGACCATTCTCATGGTCGAAGTAAGGCATGTTAAGAAAGTTACCCACATCGCCACGCTCTAGGTTGAGACTTACCTGCTTCGGAAATATCTCACTACCGCCGTACCCCAACCCAGCACAAAGCTGAGTCAGCACGTCCTGCATGTCTTTTGCAGGAATGAAAGCGTCCGTAAACAAGAAGACGTGAGCGCCCCCTGATTTACTGCGACATACCACCAGAGGTAGCTTCGCCGCCTGTATCTTGTCGATCAGAGCCTTGTGGTTGAAGTTGTATTGATCGATGTCAATACAGCCCCAACGGCAGGCGTTGTCCTCGTTGATCGGGATGATCCCAATCGACTGTGTACCAGCTAGATGGTTTTCCCAATCTTGCTTGGTCCGAGGTTCGCGAACCACGTTTGCCTTACCCTGCGTCTTGCCACTGCTAGACTTGGACTCAATTTTAAAAGTCCCGTATGCCTGTTTCAGGCCATCAAATATTTCAGCAAATCTACGAATATCCATAAAATCCTTGGTCCGTGCATGGGGCTATCTGTGAGGAGATCTCAAATGC